TCTCCCACTACTACTGTATCTGCAGCGTTCTTCGTAACAGTGGCATCGCCATTGGTGACGGCAACATTGTTAGAGAAGGTCGCGGCATCAATTTTTCCGAAGATTGCCATTGTTGTTTGTCCTCTACGATTGAGTTTCCTATATGTTATTTATGTAAATGAAAAAGGGACCACTCGGGTCCCCTTTGCATCACTCGCCTTCGCGAGCGCGGACTGCTTTAGTCACTGCTTCAAGCAGTTTGTCGTCCATATCTGTCTTAGTCAGTTTGACTGCTTTGCCAAGAATAACAAGGCAGATTTCGATCAGTTTGTCACCTAGTTCCTCATCATCAGGAATCTTAGCGACTGCGGCGTCTACAATTTTGTAGGCGAAAGGGAGAAGAAATGATAGCATAGCGATACACCATATGGGTCTATCTTATATATGCTTATTTCTTCTTCTTTGAGGTATCCATAATGGCACCTTTGCCATACTTCTTCTCAATCTCACCCTTCACAAAATCAAGAGCGGAAGGACCATCCTTCTTCTTGGGCATTGGTTTGGGTTGAGTGCCACCAGATCTAGCAGTGTAGCGACGATTACCAGCAGATCTATAACCTGAGCCATACTTCTCAAGTTTGCGATCACGCATTCTATCGTATTCTTCCTCGTTGATGTGCTCAACTTCTTCGCACTTAGACTCCTTTGACTTGCGCTTTGCTGCTGCTTTAGCAAGCAAACGCTTTCTTGCTGCTTCCTGTTCTTTCTTAGGAATAGAAGTGACAGCACCAACTTTTTGGTCCACGTCACCAGGAGCATACCCTTCTACATTGAGAGTCTCAGGATAATCTTTGTCACCAGGTTTAGCAGGTTTCTCGCCACGCTTACGCTTGGCGTGGATGTTTGCCCACAAACCTTTCTTCTTACCCTCATCGAGGGATTGGTATTCAGAGAAACTATACATCAGTGATTATGCGGTCCTTCAAGGATGATTTCAAGATCTTCAATAGCAACGTTCTCGTGAATGTTACCTTGCTCATCAATGAGATCGTAATGAGTCACTCTATGAGTGATGTCGCCTTGGGGTTCATCCAACTCCACCAAGGTGTGTTGTTCAGGGATGGTTTGACAAACGCCATACTCAGCGTGCTCACAATGTGATGCACAGATATGAGTTTTCTTACCCATTGCTTTAGAGATCGTCTTACGACGGTTCAGCAGGTACTTGTCAGACTTATCGTGGTCACCGTCATTGTCGATGTCCTTGTCTTCTTTACCCACAGGATCCAAACGCTTCTTGGATGCTTCTTTCAGGGTTGCTAGTTCTGCAGCGAGCAGTGTGCGGATGGATTCTTTCATCAGATCTTGCTTTTTAGGGTTGATAATAATCTTAGTTTTCTTGCCCATCACTTACCAAAGTTAGGGAATGCTTTCTTGAAGACTTCGGATGCTTCCTTATGCTTACCTTGGTTAGTAAGTTCTTTGGACTTGGCAAGTGCAGCAGCCTTTGCCTTCTGAGCAGGAGTCTTCTCTTCGATTTGCATACCGAGACGATCTCTCCAGGAGATGCCTTCAGGATCGCGAAGTGTTGTCTTGTCGTGGTCTGCTGTTTCCTGCATTGCAAGAACGCGGCGGACACGATCGGTGCGTGATTCCATAGATTGTTCTCCAAGTTTACGTGCAACTTTGTCGGATCCAGAGGATACTGCACGTGCCGTCTTGCCGACGACTTTCTTGATGCCTCTACCCACAGCACCTGCGGCGCGGCGAAGGAGAGACTTCTTCTTAGTACCACCTTCCTTAGCACCACCAGTAGAAGTGGGAGCGGAAGAGGAGGAACTAGATGAACCAGAGGAACTGGAGGAACCACCAGAAGAACTAGAACCAGAAGAAGATGAGGATCCACCTCTAACAGACTTTAGCAAACTATCAAGTTTGCCACCAGTCTTATCTCCATCTCCTGATTTTGCTTCAGGTTTCTTTGCTGCGGGTTTCGACTTGCTCAACCCATCACGCTTTGCCTTGATTCTCGCTGCTTGGTATGAACCAACAGCGTGACCCGCTGCTTTACCAGCGGCACCAATAGCACTCTTAGCACCAGACTTAACTGCTGCCTTCATTTTAGGTGCTGCTTTCTTAGCAGCTTCGCCTGCCTTGGCAGCACCAGATTTAACTGCTGCACCTGCCTTAGAGGCACCAGACTTAAGAGCAGAACCAACACGACCTGCGGCAGACTTCAGACGCTCAACACGCTTGCCTCTTGCAATACGCTTTGCGCTATCCTTAGATGCCTTAACGGCAGAATCGTAATAGTCCTCAGAGAGAAGTTCCAGTTCACCAAACATTTCACACGCTTCTTGCAGCAGTGCTTCGTCTTCTAGGTCAACCAGTGCTTCAACAATGATGTCTTCCAGATCTTCGTCAGTGAGACTGTCGAACTCTTCCTGCAGTTCGTCAACCAGATCCCACATCCATTCTTCAGATTCCTTGACACAGTTAGGAACTTCTTTACCGTCCTTCATCTTAGTGCCTTTGGCTTTGTAACCATCCCAGCACTTGCCTGCGCCAACGTTCTTACGTGCTTGCTTGAGACCTTCTTCGATCTCATTTTCTTCACAGCAACTCGCAACAGGTTTACCCTTTGCTTTTACAGAATTCTGAGTTGCAGTGACAGGACCCTCTGTAGATCCCTTTTCTTTTACGGTGTCAATTTTGCCTGACGCATCGGAAGGCTTTGCCTTAATGGTTGCCATATTCCGATTCTCAAGAATGACATCTGCGATGCCGATGAGACGATCAGACTCAAGGTGCTCCTTGATATAACCGTGGATAGCATCACCAGAGAAGTTGTGCTGAGCGTAGTCTACGACATATGTTACACGCTGCACATCCTCGGGAGGAAACGCTACCAGTTTACTAGCAAGATTGATGTCCATTCTTTACTAACCGTTTTTTTCGTAATACTATTTAGACTTTCGGAAGTCGCTGAATTTCTTCACCGACTGACCAGGAGTCATTTCCTGTACTGCTTTTCTGTATGTATCAGTGCCAACTTTCCAATCGTTACCACTGCCATCATCAGCAGAATGATGCTTCTCCTTCTCGGTTACCTCAGCAATGTGCTGCAACCAACTCTTGAACACGTAACCTTCTACGGTTTCGTAGATCACATAGTTTGCACCACGGACCTTGACTGTACCACGGACACCTGTGTCCATATGCTCAACCAGTTGACCAATCTCAAACACATCTTTCTGGAAGTATGCCTCGCGGAGATCTTGTTGTGCAAGTTTAGGAGCAATCTCCCACATCTCAGCAGCAACCTGTTCCTCCTCAGAAATACCCATACCCTTACGGACCTCATTCATCAGGCGCTTTGCAATGGCAGCATTGCCACCAGGCACTCCTTCTGTGAATGACTCAAGATCACCTGATGCAGCGAATGCTCGCATCTTAGATGCAGACATACCCTCTACACCTTCAGCATCTGGGTCACGATCGCCAGCAGAAACAACATTGAGTTCTTCAAACTCATATGCCTGACCATTATATTTCTCAAGGAGAGATTTGAATTCGGAAACGCGATCAGATCCAACAACCAGAGTAACACCAGTGTAACCCTCGTCCTGAAGTGCCACCATCACATTGAAGATGTTGGACATACCACTGTCATTGACGATTGCTTCCGAATGACTCGGGTACATCTCGTTCATAAACTGAACCTTAACTTCAGGTTCCAGTGGATTCTTCTTAGGATCAACAGTGCGAGAAGGATAGATGCGATAACTATCAACACCTTCCTTTGCCACAGCATCCAGAAGTTTCTCGTGCCCAATAGTAGGCGGGTTGAAACGACCGAATGTAATCGCCACAGTTCCTAGACCCTCACCACTTGTGAGATGAGCATCCTCTTGGTCTCCTTGTTCGACACCCGCTTGTGCTGCTTGTGCCTCGCCTTTATCTACGGCAACCAGGCGCTGACCTTTTTCAGACTTAGCAACAATGTTGCCACTTCTATCAGCATAGTAACCGTGACCGACGTGTTGAAGTCCACGTTTCGCTGCTGCGTCACCCGCAACAGTCCTTGCTTCAGACAGGAACTCGGTGAATTTCATTATAGTATGCGTGTTTCCTTATATATTTATTAGCCCCAATTCTTCTCTACCGTGAAATTAGCGCGGGAGAACTCCAAACGATCAACAAGTTTTAGGGCAGAACCTGATTTGATCGCTACAAAACCTTCTGGTGCAGTCACTCTGAAACCTTTATCTGTCTTGATATAAGTTCCAATATCTTTGACTGCTTCCAACCTGCGGATGACCATAGTCTTCGCTTGGGTTAAGTTCATATATGAAGCAACAGTCATATATATCGCTTTAGCATTTGCCTTGATGAACTTAAGACCGTCAGATTGGATCTTACGATACTTGTTCTTAGTGCTCTCAGTCTTCTTAGTAGAGATCTCTTTGTCCAGTGCAGACTTATAGTATGCAGCAAACCCAAGAGCAACTTGCTGCGCGGAACTCATCGACACACCTCTGCGGATGTAGGTGTTGAAGTACACTTTGAACATAGCAGACAGCAGGAACTTACCATCTCCAGTCTGCTTAAGAACATCCAGGAACTTAGATGCCTGCTTGAGAGAACCTTCTGCTTTGTTTACAGCAGCATCATAGTCACGCTTCTGCTTATCGGTGAAGGTAGCTGCTCCAGTAGTATCAGTGAAGTTAGAAGAGAACACAGCAACGCTGTTCACTTTCTTGAAAGAATTGACATTGACACCAAAACTAGCACTCATATCACGCAGTTCAGGACCACCAGTATAACGAGTGTGAAAAACAATACCGATATTAGCGTTTGCAACCTTCTTACCTACGTCACTCTTCTGAGGAACAGCATAGGTGATGGTGTTGGGTTGGAAAATATGACACACTTCACCGTTTACCTTGTGAGTTTCTACATCACCTTTAGTGAACAGAAGATCTCCCTGTACCACACCAGTGATACCTAGTTTGGGAAGTTCACGAAGACAAGTCTTGAGTTTGTTTGCCAGTTCACCACTGTAGAGAAGGTCAACATCCTTATCACTCATACAGATCTTGGGAGTCTTAGCAAATACACCCTTGGTGCCAACAAAAAAATCTTTGGTCTCAGGATGCTGACCACAGATAACAGCGGGTGCACCATCCCACTTGGTAGTAATACGGATACCAGAGTCAGGTTCAGACAGCATCTTGCCAAGTTCACGGAGGAATGCAATAGCGTTCCTGCCGCCATTTGAACCTTGGTTCAGGATGTCGTCTTCTAAGTGTTCTAGGTGAGTGTTCTGCTTTGCCATATCCTAATTATAGCGCGTGATGGATGACTGTCCCCGTAGAGTGGACAGTTTACCAAGGGTCCCCTGACATCTTCAGACTGCTGGCAAGTTTCTCAGACTCGTACTTGAATCTCATCTTCAGGATCTTCTTTGATCCTGCCTTGACACCAATAGAATCGTTACCAACTTTCTCAAACCCAATCTTATCAGTCATAATCGCTTCCAGTTTAGGGTTGTTGAGAGGATCCTCCACTTCAGCAGTGAATGGTGCCTTCCTACCTTTACCAGTTACCTTAACATAGGGAGGGAATAGTTCTGTACTAGCATCAATCCAACCCCTCATAATATAATCCTTGCGATCTTTCTGTGCCATTGAGTTCAACTTCGTAAGCATAGCGTCTCTACACTTATTCAGAACTTCAGAACCCATCTTATCAGTCTGCATCTGAATCGCTTTCGCTCCTCTGATAGCAGACTTCCTAGCACTAGCAGATGTCGGTAACTTAAAATTCTTTACGATTTCAGCAGTGGCATCTTTATTAAACTTTGATAGGGCAATACCCAGATCTTTTTCTACAGTACCAACACCAGGGTTCTTGAAACCAATATCACCTTTACCAGATGTAGACTTAGCAGAGAGACCTAAGAATCCACCTCTAGTAAACTTAACTAGAACATCAGTTGGATTCTTTTTCTGGTCAACGTCTGTACCAGTTACTGCCTTAAAAGAAAACCCAGGACGTGCTGTCCAATAAACATTCTCTATACCACTATATCCATTTCTCCTTGCCCACTTCAAAAATTCTTCTGCCATTACAGCGGCACGACCAATCTGCTGACTACCTTGATCTGCAGTTAGTAGTGCAAGTTTCTTGGTGTACTGTGCTTCAGACGCAGTATCAGGAAACTTATTTTCGTTGAGAGCAAACGCAGTGTAAATCTCATTTACATCTGCCAGGTCCGTATTAGCAGGCATAAGACCAGAAACTTTTACTTACTATTTAGAAGGTACCTGGTCGCTTGTACAGATTCATAGCAAAGCATCGTCTGTGTGCTTGTGTTGGTGGAACTTCGTGAATCAGTCTAGCATCAAAGATTAGCAACTGACGTGCTGTCACATAATAAGGACTGTTCCCATCAAATAATATAGGAGAAGCACCCTCTTCTACTCTAAGGTAACCAACTGCTGCCCAGTCTGCAGGGAAGTGGCAGTGAGGTTTTACATAATCACCTGGTCCATAGTCTGCACCCCAGGTATTTTTCACATCATATTCAACATCAGTGGTTCCATCATTCAACCCACCATACAGTCTACCTCCAGCATTGTAGATGAGATTTGAAATCATCTTACAACAAAGACTGGCATATGCCTCACACAAAGGTAAAGGCAATGTCCAGTCAGTTTGTCTTGCGACAACGTTTGACCCCTGAGGAGATTCTTTTCCAGACTCCATCCAGTTATCAATCGTATGGTTTGCTTCCTCAATACATTCATCGGGAAGAATAAATTCAAAGACGGGTGTACCCCGTCCGACATAAGATGTCATTCGTCTTCTGCTTCTGCTGCCTCTTCAAGAGTATCTAGCATAATGTCGATGTCTTGAAGATTGTCAATACCGACGATGAGTTCAGAGATCTTGTGTCCCACGTATGGACGTTCCTGGCGAGCAGCGAATGCGAGTGCGTTTCTTAGTGATAGTTCTGCTTCTTTCAATGAATTAGTCACGCTTTCGGACAGTGCCATAATTAAATCCAGTCTGGTTTACGATCAGGTTTACGAAGATAGTTTGTTTTTACCCAGGGTTTTGATGCAATGTATTGTTTGTATGCATCATAGGTTGAGATGGTTTTGTCAAACTTGTACACATCAGGCATTGCCCTCGCGAACTCTTCCGCCATACTATAGCACACGATTGCTTTTCCAGTACGTCTATGGAAAACTTTTTTTGCGTGGAATAGAGTGGCAGCACAGGAGTGTTGCTTACCATAACGATGCTCATACTCACTACTGAGACAGCATCCGTGTTGGATCAACCAGGCAGTATTGTATACATTTTTACCTGCCCACTTAGTACAAGGGTGGTTACGGAACGCACCTTTTGCAGTTGCGTAGTAACCACCGTCTTTTTTTGGTAATGGTTCCCAGTCGTAATACCACCCAGAATAGATGATTGCAAGCATTTGACAGCATTCCAATGGCATCTTGACCACGTGTTTGTCAGGTAGAACTTGAGCAGAGAGACGTGGGTCTGGATGGGTTACGAAAATGTTCATTAGATGTCGCCTTCGGCACGGTTTTCGGAGCGTTCAACAGTGAACTCTCCTTCAGGATAGCGCGTTGCAAGTTTAACGGTGTTACGATAGATGACTTCTTCCATACGAACACCGAGTGCCATACACGCTTGTGCAGCATACCACATCACATCACCCAGTTCAACGATGAGGTGTTCCTTGTTGGCATTGTCATAGGGTTTACCTTGGAACTTGAGTTTCTTGACGATCTCCATAAACTCACCTGCCTCAGCAACGAGACCAGACGCAGCAGTATCAAGTCGCTGAATGTTACAACCAGATCGTTGCAGTTCTGCATAACGAGTCAGAAGAGTATCAAAATCTTTAGACTCTTCGCTACAAGTCATATCACAGAACTTGAGGTACTCGTCAAGGTCAACCTCAAACTTGCCCTTTGCTTTGGAATCAATCTTTTCCTTTACTGCTTTACCCTTAGGAGTAGAAGGTCCGTCACCGAAACCTGCAGGAGTAGGATCAACTTTTGCTTTTGCCATAATTAGATTTTGAAACCGTCGAATGAAGTGTTTGAAATTTGCAGAATGTCAGTAGTTTCTACTGACTTTTCTTGACCAGAGTCGATGATATTTTCTTGCTCATTGCAATCATACAATCTCATCTTTGCTCTGTCAATACCCACGACGAATCTCTTGTTCATCGTTGGGTCGTTATATCTATTCTTCAACTGCTTGACCATAATCTGATTCTGTGCCTCAAGATCTTCTGTAGAGATCAAAGCAAACATAAAATCAGCAGTTGCAGGAAGACCGAATGATTCGGATGTATCTGTCAGGTCTACATCTGAGTTTCCATAACCGCTCCTAGTAGTTTGCGTAGCAGACACGATAGGAACATTATGCTCACCAGCAAGACCACGTAGTTCTTCAGCAATAGCTTTCACAAACGTGTACGAGTTAACGATAGCACCCTTGTATCGATTTGAACTACAAATGTTGAGATAATCAACATAGATGATGTCAGGAACGAAAGACTTTTTGATAGCAAGTTCCTGAAGAAGTGCTTTGAAGTGACCAACGTGTGCTGATGCAGTTGGATATTCTTTGATGATCAACCGACCTTGTGTCTTCTTAGTAACCCTTTCGATCTTAGAATCGAACATAGGTTTAGGAAGTGTCTCAAGTTGTTGAACACTAACGTTCAGAAGGTTGGCATCAATACGCTCAGCAATTTTCTCCTCTGCCATCTCCATTGTGATGTAGAGAACATTGAGTCCTGCTGTGAGATTAGCAGCAGCACAGTGACACATAAACAATGACTTACCAACACCTGTGCCAGCAAGTGCAATGTTGAGTGTCTTCTTAGAGATGCCTCCTTTGGTAACCTTGTTCATCATCTCAAGGTCAAAGGGGATCTTCTCTTCAATACGATGATAGAAAGCAAAACGATCATCAGCGTCTTCAAGGTAATCGTGACCAACTGAGTTATCAAAACTCACACTGAGTGCCTTGGATAGGATACTAGGGATAGCATCTCTACCAAACTCTTTGTGGTCTCCCTCAGCAATCTGAATAGATTCCAGGAGTGCATTATAGATGGCACGATCACGACACCACTTCTCTGTGGTATCACACAACCAGTTCTCTTCGTGCGGTTCTTCAACTAGACCGTCGATGAAGGTGCTGATCTCTTTGAAAGAAGATTCATTGAGATCTGTGCGTCCTTCAAGTTCAATCCTCAACGCATCCATTGTAGGAAGCGTATCATAATTAGTCAGGTATGAAGAGATCTCTTCAAACAGAACTTTGTTGTTATAGTTCTCAAAGTAATCCGCTGAAATATGTGGGATAACTTTGCGAGTATAGTCCTGATTGAAAACCAGTGAATTGACTACCAGTTCTTCAATCGAATTAGACATAGTGGCAATAAGTTCCTGCGATGTACTTGTCGTTAGAGACAGTTGGGTTCCCAGAATGTGGGAAGGTCCACATTGGTGGGAAGATTAGTAGTCTACCACACTTAGGTTTGATTGCAATGTTACCGAAGTCAGTTTCTCCACCTTCTTCAACATCGTTTAGATACCAGAAGAGTGTGAGGAACCTACGGGCAGACTCGTAGTCACCCACATCAACGTGACGATCAAATCTATCGTCAGTGCCAGCACGATACTTCTTGATACGGAACTGTTCAATAGTGCTTCTTGCTGGGAAGAACTGCCTACAGTCAACATCATCCATATACTTCTGTACATAATTATGTGCAGACTCGATGAATGCATTATGGATCAGACCCCAATCTTCTAGTGCTGTAAGATCTTCAGATCCTTCTAGTTTTTGTGTGAGGTTAAACTGTTTGAACTGTGGACGACCATTACGATCCCAATCCTCAATATCTTCATCATCCAGTTTTTCAAATAGTCTGATCGCATTTTTACATACAGTATCTGGAATCGAATAGTCGTAATACCTGATTAGATCATCAAGTTCCATAACCAAACTCCTTTTGTGCACACTCGTCGAGTGCTTGCATTACTTCTGGCGTGAAATACTTCTCAGGATTGGCAAGAATAACAGAAGGAAAAACGGAAGATTCCCCAACAACAACCCGATTTCCCTTACGCTCGAAGACTCCGTACTTCTCACCCAGTTCCAGTAAGCCGTAGTATTTGTCAAGACCTCGCTCGTCATAAAAAAGACGTGTTTCAACTTTACTATTCTCCTGTGTGAATCGTGACTTCTTCGCTTCGCATTTAATAATGTTACCTACGATTTCTTTTTTAGAGTCACGCTCCTTACTCTTGGTAAGGAAGATGATTGTAGATGCAGCATACTTAAGTCCACTGCCACCACCCATTTCTTTTGTAGGAACATACGCACCAACTACATCATATGTATGGTTAGTGACGATTAACGGAACGTTACAGCGTCCGAGTTCCAAAGTCAAAACACGGAAGATTGCTTTGACAACTTGAGCACGAGTCATATCACGTGTCTCTTTACCTTCAGCAGAATCCTGAACCTCTTTGGTAGTAGAAAGCATACCCAAAGAGTCAAGCACAAACATCATAGGTTTGCGATCTGCTTCTTTCTGTTCCTTATACTTCTTGAGCACGTTGAGTGCTTGTGTACGAAACTCCTGTACGGTTGTGACAGGAACAATAATCATACGATTAGAATCGATACCACGATCCTCAATCATTGCCTTAGAAATGGCGGACTCAGATTCAAAATAAATGACTCCAGCATCAGGATCAGTATCGAGGAAGTGACGAACGACACTAAGAGTAAAAAAAGTTTTTCCAGTGCTGCTCTCTCCTGCAAGAGCGGTGATCTTGTTTGAAGGAAGACCTCCATAAATCGAACCACTAACGAGGGCATTGAAAATATAAGAACCAGTGTCAATGAAGTTAGAAACATCACCTGCAGCAATGCCATCACTAACAATAGAGGCATACTCATTGCCAATATCTTTCACAACGTCGTTGAGGAAACTCATACAAAAAACTCCATAAGGGATGCGACACGTTCTGCTTGCCAATCGATAGTATCGAGAATGACCTGCAGTGGGTCAAGAAAACTTTTCTTGAATTGTAGATCGTAATCGATAGACTTGTCAAGTCCAAACTCTTTAGGCAATGTTTGGAAGAATGATACGACATTCTCATTGATCCTGTTTGGGGTGCGAAGATACAGGAACTTCACCTTCTCTCCCTCCTGAATCAGAGGATACTTGTGGGTGAGTTTGTTTTTCTTCACGTGGAAGTTATATAGTAGCGCACCCCGAACGTGAATAGGAGTGCCCTTGCTATACACACTAACTGGATTTGAGAATTTGCTGACACCGTTACACCCTCGTGGGAATGCAACATCCTCGGGTGGAAGTGACTCAAACTTCTTACGGAAGTCAGCGACGAAATCTTGAAGATCGGATTCCTCTTGGTTCATAATCACCTTGAGGGCATCCTTAATAGCAGTCCTGCAAGCAGCAGGTGTTGATGATTTGACTGCTTCAATACCCATAATCTTCAGTTTGGGTTCAGTGAAGCGGACACCTTCGATGTCCCAGGCATTCAGGATGTAGCGTTTCTTGGCAGTCCATATACCTTTGTTGGCAATGGTCTCCCGCTTCATAATCATCTTTTGATCATACGCTTGCACGTACGTCGCCAACTCCTGATATGAACGTTCAATAAAAGGTTCGAGTTTCTCTTGGCAGATCTTGTCAAGTAGTCCCACAAGTGCTGTTTTGTCGCCAGACTTATGACTAAGAAATTTATCAACAATAGGTCCAAGATGAATATAGATTGAGTCAGTGTCGGATGCAATGACATAATCTTCGTTCTCTGTTTGTAGCAGTTTATTTAGGTATTCATTCATACTGTTTTCAATCCAACGAATAGAAACCTGCCCTGAAAGGGTGATTGCTTCAGCGTTCGCTAGGTTGTAATACCTAAAGTATTGGTTGCCAATAGCACCATAGGCAGAGTTAAGTTGGATCTTTCTTGCCATCTGGATGTTGTTGAATGCACTGATAGCATCCTGCAATTTAGGATCACCAGTCTTTTCAAACTCTCTCTTGGCATCAAGCATCTTTCCTTTGAAGATCTTACGTTCATCGTAGATCTTCTGCATCATCTCTGGGAGAAATCCTTGAATGTCCTTTCGGAATTGTGCTCCGTTGGCACACACACAGTAATCTCCACTCCCGATTTGTACTTCTTGACGGAGCAATCCATCAACAGAGGCGGTGGGGTGACGCCTGTCGATGAGGGTTTCAGGCGAAATATTATACTGCATAATGAGGTGAGGATACAGAGAGTTAAGGTCAAACGAAACCACCCATTCATAAAGACCTGGTTTAGGTTCTTTGACATATGCTCC